TTCGTTTTGGATTTTTTTTACAGTTTCAATTATTTCTTCCTTTAATTCTTCGTTTTCATTTCCCATGTTGCCCTCCTTACGATAAGACAATTATAGAACATTTGTTCGTAATTGTCAACCATAAATTTGCAAGATTGATTGTTTCCCCTTAGTTTTAAAGTGAGGGGCAGAGTTACACAATGAACTCTTACCCCTCGCCAGAACTTGAATTGTCTCGTTTGAGACAATTTTATCTTACACCTTTTGGCACAAACAAGCAATCTTTTTTCATCGCAAGTTCGGTCAATTTTCGACATTCAAGGACTACAGTACGGACTTGAACACAAAACCGTATCTTCCTCCATACTTAATCTTGGCATATCCAAGTTTGGACTTGTAAAGCACTTCAACTTTTGAGCCTTTAGGAATGAGGCAAAGCATTTTACTCGCTCTAAGAGTTTTAGATTTCCAAAGTTTACAATTTTTCTTTGTGATAGTCGTCCATGTTTTCTTAAATTTATCAGGTGTACAATACTTTCTTTTTAATTCAGAAGTGGTACTTCCCCATTTTCCAAGGTAAAAATGTGGAGTATCAATAATACTCTTCCAGTCTCCGCCCCATTTCAATCCTACTTTCTTGGATTTTGCGATTTTAGCCACTTTCTTAATTGTAGCCGTATCATAAAGCAAGTTACTGTCGTTGATGGCAATATCAAACGCAATCCCCCACATATGCTGGGAACTGTATGTACTTCCTTTTGCATTGGTAACTACTTTTCCAGGAGCGGTTCTTCCTTTTGCGTAAAGTGAATCTTGGTACTCTTTTGTACGGAATCCCTCCGTAATAATCAGATAGATTCCATTTTTGTTACATTGTTTTAACAACAACGTAAGTTTGTAGTCCAGCCACGGATGCAATTTGCTTCTGTCGATTCTAATATCATTCTTTGTTTTCATCTTCTTCTACCTCCTGTTCCTGTTCTTTCCGCAATGCTTCGTACTTTTCCTTGTAAGCCATCGCCGTAAATTCGGTTTGAGCAAGTCGAACTTTAAGTTCCTTGACCTCGTTTGCCAACTTATCAACGATGTAATCTGCCATTGTAATTTCTTTGTTTTCCATTTTTCTAACCTCCTAAGATTTTATAATTTATCTCAAAACCAACGCCCTATAAAAATTGCGCTGGTTACTGAATTTACGGGAAGTGTTGCACCAGAATGCGTAGCCCAAAAAATACATCTGCTATATCCAGTTTTGCTGACGCCATCAAAACTGACATTTACAAATGGTGCTGACGTGTCAGGAACGCCGATTCCAGTAATAACCATCGGTGTATCTACAAATGCTAATGGGAAAGTTCTACCGTCTCTAGATTTGTAATACACCCCTTCTTTGTTGCTTATATCTGTAAGTGAAGTTACATTCCCCATTTTACTTCGATACTCAATAACAAGTCTTCCGTCTCGGTATTTTTTACAAGTAAAATTTCCACTTGTTGTCACTTCGCAACCGATTATTTCATATCCATTTTCAGAAGCATTGTCTTTATTAACAGAAAATATCGTCTTTCCATTCGGTTTAAAGTTAATCGAGGCAGGAGAGATAAGAAACCTTTCTCCCACAGCCGTGTCCCATATCCGTAAGTTTCCATAAGTGTTATCAAGGAAATATCTCACGGTGCCACCTTGTGCATCGTCTAATCCGATTAAACCATTTGATATGACCGTTTTACCTTTTGAACCGTTGTTTTTTATGGTAAGTGACTTTACTGTCGTTGGAACGTTTATTGTGCATGATGGTTCTATCGTAAACTCTCCGCTTGAAGTAATCTTGGAATACCCCGAATCAATCTCGAATGCTACGCTACTTCCATTATATGGTGTTCCAGAATTTACTCCAAAAGCAAGGCTTCTTGTTGACAACAACATAAATTTATCATAGTAATCATTTCCATGGTTTAAACTTTCAAGACGTACACCGTCAAATCCAAAAAAGGCTTTGTTTATTTCAGTGTTATTGACTGTACAAGTCAACGACAAGAAATCTTCTTCTTGATTAAATTTGGAGTTTATTTCTGCTTTGTTGTAATATGTTGCAGAGGCATTTTCCGGAGTATATTCTGAATTTGATATCAACCTTTGGTCTTTTAATGTAAATCCAGCAATTTCTCCGATCTCCGCGTACATATAACCGTCATATGTTACATACCACTCATGTTCAGTATTATACGGAGATGATATTTTGTACTTTCCTGCCTCAATGGCGATTACTCCACCATTTTTCCCTGTAATTGACTTGGCTGTATTCAAGTCAACTTTGTATTGGTAGCCGTCTTCATCATAAAAACCAGTAAGGCAATCATCAAAAATTCCAAATCCACCAATTGTACCTCTATTTGCCGACACCGAAGCACCAACCAATGTAGCACCTCTTATTATTCCAGTTGCCGTAATGTCTTGGGCAAAAATCTTTGTAATAACCGCACTGTCAGCAAATATATCGTCTACGTCTAATTCATTGGCGGTAATCGACGATGCCACAATCTTGTCTGCATTGATTGTACGGTCTGTAAGTACGTAGCCGTCAAGAGTATCTACCGTTTTACTAGTCAGTTCTCCAAGATTATTTAAAGCATATAATAATCCATTTTCTGAACCTTTAAGAAGTATTCTGTCAGCAACCAACGTTCCTGCCGTGATTTTGTTAGCATTGACTTCAACACTATCTAAAAAACCAGTAACGTGTCCATCTACGATTGTTGCCCTGTCAATCAGCCCAACGTTAGCAAAAAATGTACCGACATTTGCCACATCAATATTGGAAAGTTCAATATTGGCATACTTCAAATCTGCGGTATCGGCGTTCAAATAACCTAAATCTGCTACTTGGGCACTAAGGTTATTTGTTGTTATTGCAATTGTTTCCAAATTGTCAATCTTTCCATCTACTGCTTCCAAAGAAGTAATTGTGGCATACTTGATACTTGCTTCATCCGCGGTCAAATATCCGATATCAGCAATTGATGCTTTAAGATTTTCGATATATGCTTTATCAGCCGTCAAATCTTTGATAAAAGAACTATCAACCTTTTCAAATCCAATCGTTGCATCTTTGATTTTAGCCCCGGTCAATGTAGCATCCTTAATCTTGGAGTTTTCAATCTCTCCATCCTTGATTTTTGAGTTTGTGATTGACGAGTTGGAAATTTTACTTTCCGTTATCGCACTATCCTCAATCTTGCTACCATCAATACTGGATTCCATTATGTGGTTTCCTCGGATAGTTCCATCTACAATAAGGGCACCGGTAATTGTTGCCGCCTTTATTTTGGAACCGGTAATTGTTCCTTCTTCTATATTAGACCCTTTTATTGTCGAATCAGCAATAAGAGATCCGGTAATTGTTGAATCTTTTATTTTCGTTCCATCGATTGTACCATCCTTGAATATGCTACCTCTAATCGTGCTATCCTCAATATTACTAAAAGTAATATTTGCATAATTCAATTCAAGACTTGTTTGTCTACCCTCTTGTGCCGCCGCCGCAGATGCCTGCGTTGAAACCTCTGTAGAATAACTTCCGTTGGATTCTATGTTGCAATTGCACGATATATTTGTAGTAAATCCACCATCCCACTCGTAGGAAATCTCCCCGCATAAAACATCTATTGGATCCTCTAACTCCGGCACCTTTACTTTTACAATATTTCCCGGTGCAATATTCCATCCAAAATCAATCCCAACAAACGTCATATCGCACGTATGATACATCAAATCGCCTTGCCTAAGACAAGCAGAAGCACGGCCGCCCGGTTTTTCGTTCAAATTATATCCAAAACCATCACTTGTCCAACCAATCCAATCGCAAGTAACTGTGTAATTATACGGTGTTTTACCAGTCATTGACGACTGTGAAGCAAGCAATGTATTTGATACCTTGTCTTCATCCAGATAATTTTGTGTCCATATATCATCACCAGGTGGGTCTGTCTCTTTTCTGTAGTAAATGCCAAGGACATATTTATTAAACAACAATGAAATAGTTTTAATAGCATATACTTCTTTTGAGTATTTTCCGTCAAGATAATCTGGCAAAATATAACGATCCGAATTTAAAGAATACGTTTTTTGCTTGATAACGATTTTATTGTTTGTATCTTCGTATACATTTCCACCAAACAATATTGCAATTCCTGCCAAAGCAGTTTTTACAGATACCCCGGTTTTACATCCAGACGCAGGATCCATAAGGGTTTTTGCATCTTTAATAAAATTTGCTGATTTTGACAAAAATTCTGATTTTTCAGTTCCTATCGAATCCAATTCGCTTTTAAAGACAACAACTTTTCCGGTTATTTCCTCTATTTTTTTAATGATTGTATCAAAATTATAATTAGGTTTTGCCTCTGAAAAAACGATTTCTGTATTGGCATACTGTGCAAGTGTACTTTCCAAAGAAACAGAAAGTTTATCGCCACTCATAACTGGAGTTTCTGTTACGACGAATTGACCGAAACTAATCCATGCACCTTGATACTGGAAAAATATCTCGATATTTATTCCTTTAGAAATTCCATCTAAGTAATTCATGGTTATACTTGCGTTCTTTATATACACGTTTCCAATGCCAAAAACACTTCCATCGTAGCATCCATTAGAAATTTTGATAGAATCAATCTGTAATTCCTCGTTGGTATATTCAATCTCTCCAATTTTTACTTTAACGTCCACATACTCCGTAGTCATAGGTATACTTGTCATTGTTCCACCGCCTCAAATGATATTGACTGATTCAACATTTTTCCGTTGATAAATCCGTATTGTTGCAAAGAATAATTATTGAAATAAACTGTTATCGTTTCCCATTCCCCAAACTCATTCGTGAATCCCAGTTTGTGAAATGCTGTTTTGTCGCACGTTTTGCTTTTAATCAATTTTAATTCCGCTACTGTGATATTGGGTGGAAACGACATTTTTATGCTGACCTTGTTATCCACAACCGTTCCTTGTGCTTTTGCCGTAGAGGTTCGTCGAAAGTTTGAACTCTGTACTTGATTTCTTTTAATATCCACACCGCTAGCGGATGGACAAGCAATTTTCTGTCCGTCAATCTCCGGAACTCTATATGCCATGTCTTTTCCCCCTTTTTGCAATAAAATAGCACCTACCAAATAAGATAGGTGCTACATTGTTTATGCCAACTTCCATCCGGAACCTCGGCTTCGTGTAATCTGTTCGGCTTTTCCCATGATTGTTGTCGTGAGTTTTGTTCCATCCAAATATACATCTCCTGTCTGCTGGCTTTGATTTTCTGATACTGCCTGTGATACCGCTGCATAGATAGCCGGTGCAAGCGTGTTTGTAATCGCTTGTGCAAATGCAGTAGTAATCTGTTCGTTATTAGCGACCGCGGTTTTGCCGTTATTGAATTTTCCGACAAGTTCTCCGTGATTAGCCATGAAAAGTCCATCTTCCGGGAATCCACCGGTACTGTACGTTGGAAGTTTTGACGCAAAATCCGAAAGTTTGGATAGTCCGCTTGTTTTTAATGCCCTTTCGTATGGTTTTCCCATATTTTTAGGGCTAAGATTATCCAGTATCTTTTTTTGCTCTTTCGTAATTCCAAACTGTATTGGTGCCTTAATTGGCGATAACTTTACTTTGGAAACTGCATCTTTAATTCTTTTTTGTAAGTTTGATGTATTAACATTTGTACTAACATTTACAGACTTGCTTTGTAGTTTATCAATTACATTTTTAACTTTATCTATAGAATCCGTTCCGCTTGTTTTAGCGGTAACAGAAACTTCTTTTGATGTAAGTTTTCCAATTGCGGCATTAAGTTCGTCAACGGATTTATAATTTCCGTCAACAACGTCTTTATATGCTTTCCATGTTATCTCGCCATTGTCAAGTTTGTCTTGAAGCGTTTTTAACGCATTTTTTGAAGATTGCGTTTCGACACCAAGGTTTTTCATAGTTTTCTTTAAACTATCAGATGCCTTTTGGTAATCGCTAGTTTTTACTTTGGCATTATCCATGACATTATTGTTTTTACTAATCTGTGCGTTAATATCGGACTCTGCTTTTTTCAAAGTATTTACTTCCGCTCTTGCCGCATTTACTTTTGTAGCATATCTTCCAAGTATTTTAACTTGTGCTTGGTATTCTGCGCTATTTACTCCAGAACGTTTTTTAACGTTGTTTGCAATTTCCTGTGCCGCCGCAAGTTCTTTTGTATATTTTGCAAGTTTTGCCTGTGCTTCGGAAAGTTTATTTCCAGTTTCCTGCTTTTTCTCGTAAAGTTCCACAGAAGAATTGTATGCCGCCTGCGCTTTAGCAGCTCTGTCAAGATTGGAAATCAGACCGTTCAACTCATCTTTGTTACCTTTGAATGCCCCTGTCTGCTTATCAATATTCTTTGACAACCCCGGAATTTCATCGGATAACTGTTTTGAGTATTCTTTCATTACGGCAATATCAGATGCTGTAGGGTTTGTCTTTTGGCTTAACTCATAGTATCTATTGGCTAATTCTTTTATGTTTTTCCCGTTTTCCAAATTGCCAGAATTATTGATTTCCTTTATATCTTTATTTATTTCATCTGTATACTCTTTTGTCTTTTGTAAATCCTCATTTGCTTTTTGTGCGTTTATATCTAACTTTGCCGGTACTTTGATTTCGTAATCTCCGGTGTAATTGTAGGCATCTATCGCTTCGCTAATTCTGTCTCCAATCATTAAGCCTGCGCCGATGGCTGCCCCAACTGCCAACAATACCGGTGCCGCCGCCGCGGCTATTCCTGTGGCACTCAATCCGCTTAATCCACTTGTAATTGCTCCACTTATTTTTGCTCCAAGCGAAACAATCGCAGTTTTGGCAAATGTGATTTTAGACAAAATAAATGTTCCAATTTTGCTTGCGGCAAACGAAGTAGCGATTTTAGTTTTAAGGCTTTTTGCCATAGTTAAAGCAACTTCTCCCATCTTTTCTGTCGCCGCTTGCTTTAAACCTGCAAAGAAACCAGTTTTACCAAACAATCCTTTTATTGTTTTTGCCGCAAAAATCACACCAAAAACGGTACTTAATGCGCCAATCACACCGGCTGGATCTTCTTTCAATGCAGAAATTGCAATCGTCATAATGCTATTAAACGCATTTCCGATTGTTTTTCCAACGGAAGACCAAATTCCAACCCAGTCGATACTTCCAAGGAATTGACCGATAGATTTACCAACTTTCTCCCAGTTCACACCGGAAAGTGCCTTATTGATTGATGTAAGAATACCTTTCACACTATCGGACAACGTTTTACCAAGTTCCTGCCATCCTGTCAGCCCAGTGTTTTTTCTTACCTCTCCCATTTCCTCAAAGAATCCGTTGATTCCATCTGCTATCTTTTGTCCAATACCACTAAAATCAAAATTTTTAACAAAGCCAAAAGCAAATTGAATCATTCCACGGACTTTAGCACCAAGAGTTTTTCCGGCAAGCGTCATGTCCGCATTTTGAAGTGCTGAATTGATTCCAGTCGCTACAGATACGCCAAGACCAAGCCAGTCAAATGTAGTTCTGAACGTGTATAATGCCCCCATAGCCGTATTAAATCCATTGGCTAAAGTTTTACCCACGGTTTCCCAGTTAATGCCTTGTACCATGCCATTAAGGAACGTAGCAAGGGATTTAGCAAGTTTATTTGTTGTCGTCTGAATTTTACCCCACGGTATACTGTCAAGCCCGCTTGTCAGCCATGAACCAACGGATTTTCCAAGGCTGGTATAATCTCCGCCTTTTTTCCAACCGCCTAAAATGGCTTTTTTCAATTTAGCCGCTAACTCAACCGCTTTATTTTTGTTACTCTTAAAGGCTTTATCCCATATGCTTTCATATCCTTTAACTGCCTTATTGATATCTTCCGATAAATCAATTCCAGCACCACGACCGTTTTTCTTTCCGGAAGATGAGCCATCGTCTTTGTTATTTGCCTGCAATTTATTGACGATATCAAATCCCTGTAAGTTATCATTAAGTTTTTTCTGCTTTTTGCTTGCTTTATCAGCGGCATCGCCATAATCATCCAATCCGTCAACCGCATCGCTATAATCTGGTGTAGCCATTGATGTATCGTCATATAATTTTGCTCCGGTCAACTTAGCAACCCATTGTGCAAAATCCTGCAAAACCATAACTACGGCATTCAGATATGGATATAATTTTTGAACTACCGGCAAAAATATTTGACCTATGGTTCTACTCAAATTTTTCAATCCGGCCTGCAACATTCTTACCTGGTTTGCGGGTTGATTGATTGTTCTAGATAAGTCCGCGTATGCAACTTTTGATTGTTCCAACATAGTTAAAACACGTAATTGCATTTTTTCTTGCTGGCTCATGCTTGAAACACTTGCGCTAATTCCATGCGCTAATGCCGTTTGCGCCAAGCCTGCTTTTGTGGTGTCGATTCCATACTGGTATAATGCCCTTGATTGTCCAATCAATCCACTTTGGAAGTTATCCATTACGTCTGACAAGTCTTTATTAGACAATGACGACCAATCCGCTGACAACATACTCAATGCCTTTGACGTGGCAATAGAAGTTTCTCCAAGCATTCCGGCAGAGTTTGTAATCTGCGAAATTGCCGCATTGTAATTCATTACCTCGGTCAAATCTAAACCAAGATTATGTTGCATATTGCTTGTCGCTTCTCCGGTGTCGTAATCAACGTTGAACCCGGTCATTTGAGTTTGTAATTTAGCAAACCTCGTACGAAAACTATCTGCATATGCTTCTGCGGAATCATAACCGGCTTTTTTAAACTGGCTCGCACTATCTTTTCCAACTTTATCCAATGCAACCGAAAAATAGTTAAATTCCTCGATGTAGTCCTGCATTGAGCCGATTGCACCGCCAAGTGCCTTAACACCTCGAATTACCATGAAGAATTTAGCATAAAACATTCCAATGCTTGATGCTATGTTTTTGGATTCCTTGTTGAATCCTAGCATTCTCGTGACTACACTTTTGAAGCCATTACCGAGCCTCGACAAAACATTAGTGGTATTCCCACCGCTAAAAGATATGCTATTCAATGCACTCCCGGCTCTACTTCCGGCGCTGGCAATATTTCCAATTGCCGTAAGCAACTGCGTTGTACCTTGCGATACTTGCGGTGCATTCTGCATCGAAACCATAAAATCTTTTACCTTTTTAGCAAGGTAATCCAGATTATCAGCCGTCTGCTTCGTTCTTGTTCCAGCACTAGCCAATCTAGCAATAGCATTTGTCAATTCAGATGTTTCTTTACTTACAACCGGTGCCCTTGACATCGACACCATAAAACTGCTAAGTTCTTTGCTAAGAAGCGGAAGTCCACTTGCCGATGCACTCGTCTTTGAACCGGCATTTGCCAATCTGCTGATTGCATTTACAAAACTAGCCGTTTTTGGTGCAACTTCTCCAGCGGAAGACAATGTAGTCATCATTTGGGCGATTCCATTTCCAAGACTTATAATTCCTTGCGTGTTTACACCGCCTTGAATTGATGATGTAAGCCTTGCCACCGCACTTACCATGCTATTTACATTTTTGTTATTAAAATTGACACTTCCAAGGGTTTTAAGTCCGTTCGCCATTGGACTTAAAGCATTCGACACCGCCGCCAATTTCTGACCGTCAAGAGTTTCAAATTTCTGCAAACCCTTTACAGTTTTAGTGAAATCTGGCATCTTCGTGTCTCTCATGCCTTTCATTCCAGCAGAAAGCATATTTAAACCGCTCGAGAATTTTGTCAATCCTTTTGAATCGACACTTGCTAACTGTTTAGATAAATTACCTAGTTTTGAGCATAGAACGTCAATCTCTTTATTGGCTTGTTTGGCTTTTGCTTGAATTTCAACTTCCAAACTATCTACTACAGCCATCCGTACACCACCAACTTTCCTTATATAATAAAAAAGAGGGCGACCGGACTTTTAATCCTTGTCGCCCTTTTCCTGCTTCATCTTTTTTAACTTTTGCTCGTTTTCAAAATTTTTCTGCATTCCAAGAAGCATCTGTAAAAACTCGTCTCGTTGTTTCTGTAGATCTCGTTCTCTCTTCGCTTCTCTTTCTTCTTCCGTAGCCAAAAGCGGTAAATCTATGTACTCTGCTTTTGATTTCTTGCCATTAAAAGCAATATCTATCGCAACAATAAATGCAGATATTGCATAATTTCCGAACCAATTCCACATACTCTCATCGTCTATTTTTTTCTTTAAGCGATGACCTTCAAGACAATATTTTAATTTCTTCGGTGTCAAATGCAGAAATTCATCTATATGGATTCCAATGGCAAATGCTTGTGGGAAATATTCTTCCCATATTATTTTGTGGAAGTCTGTTTCTTTTTGTGATCCTGCGGAGTTTTTACTTCTTTCTTGTTCTGCTTCTGTTCTTCCGCTTCGATGTTCGTTTCCATGTCTTCCAGCATCTTCGTTATTCCACTCAAACCGAAAAAATCGTCTTCCTCCATACATTCTTTGATTTCCTCAAACAATGCGGCATAGTTCAATTTATTTTCTTTCATGTATGCTTTCATAAGTTCTTTCGATTCTTTTGCATCCGTCGAGTGATGCTCCTGCAATCCAGCATGAAAAGCAACCACACAAGTCTTTGGAACGTCTCCTACCATGTCGGATGTGCTTTCCATATACAACTCCAATTCTGTTTTTGCTGTTTCAGCACGTGCCAAGATATGTCCACCAGATGCCAACATGAACATACGTTTTACGCATTCCTCAATCTCTGCTGCTTCAAATGTAAATTCTAATATGTATTCTTTTCCTGCAATTTTAATTTTTTTCATATCGTTTTCAACCTTTCCCTTTCTTCCCATCTTTTTAATGGGAAAGGGGCAGTCCTAAGACCGCCCTTTCTTTGCTAAATCAATGTTTCTTCAAGTTCTGGCTCGGCTGTATCTTCATCGTACAAGCCAGTCACGACAGCCTTGCTCTCGTTATTTTCGGACTGGCTATTTATTCCCCCGAAAATTCAACCTTTGCATCAAGTCCTTTGTACTCTTCAATTACAAGATTGAACTCCGAGGTCAAAAGACCGTTCTGCCCCATTTCTGACTGCGGAAATGCCGGTGGCAACTGTGCAACTACAAAAAATGCTTTTGTAAGGCCCGGAATAATGGTCTCAAACCACATTCTTTTTCCACCAGTCAATCCAGCTGCGGTTGTAAATACCTCTTCCCATTCAGCCTGTGTGTCGTCTGTAAGGTTTACTGTTACTGGGAATGAGCCTCCTGTATCTGCTCTACCCTGAATATAACGAGTGATTGCGTCTTTTAATGCGGATGCATCAATCTGTTCTGCTTCAACATTGATACCGCCAATTTCGTTAATTCTGGATAATTCTTTAAACGATGTCGGCTTTGTTCCGGCGGTCGTTTCAACACCATAACCAAAAGTAATGCCGAGTGTACTTAATCCTGCTACTGCCATTGTTATTACCTCCTTAATTTAATAAAAAAAGAGCCTTTCGGCTCATTTTTCTTTATAATGTGTCGTTTGCTCCAACTACTCGTTGAAATCTTGCGGTGCTTCTGTAAACTTCTTCGCCAAAATCTAACTCCGGCATTGGTTTTACTTTAAACCGCATCTTTTTGAATATATCAGCGACTACGGACATGACTTTTCTTGCGTCAGATGGATCCGTATTTGTCGTTACATCAACTTGAATCGTTTCCAAAACACCATTTATGTCTTGTCCGTCAAGTGTCTGCCCGATCTCCTGTCCGGGCAATTCATGTATGTAGACTGTAGGAAATTTTGGCTTGCTATTCGCCTTTCCATTGTCTGTTATTCGAATGTCCGGATAATCGTCTTTAAGTATCTTTTCTGCCTTGTAAGATACTGTTGAATATATTTTCTTGCCTAAAAGGTAAGCCCATGTATTATCAACTTCTGCCATTTATCCGAACACCTCTTTTGCTATTTTTTTATATTTTGCTATGATCTCCGCACTTGCTTTATACATTGGCATCGTTGCCTTGACACCATGTGTATAATGCCATTTATTATCTTCTCCAAGATAATACCATCCATCTTCAAATGCGTGTATCTGTCCGGGATATGTTCCAACACCAAAACCGAAATCATTTGCTTTTGGATTCGGAATCTTGTTGTAATGAATACCGGCACCAAACTCAACCGCAAGCACCGTATGAAACGGTTCTCTTCCCTCTACTTTTTTTACTTCTCCAGTCGCAAACAGAATAGCCTTACAGCCCATGTTCTCTGACGTTGTATTTGCCTTAAATGTGATTGAATTTCCTATAGGGGATTCATTTATCGCTTGTAATGCTACTTCCTCTCCTACGGACGCACAACGTGCCACAAAAGCATCACATTTTGCCTGCAAATCGTTTTTGTAATTTTGCAAGTGGTTTATTGTATCTTGTATTGAATTTTGTGAAAACAAGTTCATTTTGATTTTCTTTTTTGCCACATAACCACCTACTTTACATTTCTTTGCAAGAGGAATAAATCAACTGTCAATCCCTCATCTGCTACACCTTTTACGGTATAATCCGCAGATTTTGGATCTGGGAAACCATCTGAATCATATTTGACTTCCGAACGTTTCCAAATCAAATCGCCTGCCTTGATTGGAAGATACCCTTTATCCGTTACAATCTGTGCATAATTAGTGGAATCATCTACACCAAACTCTTTCATAAGGACTTCGGACAGTTTATTATTGATGCTTGCATAAAAGGTTTTTGGTTTTGCAAAACCATCAATTTCCTTTTCAATCATCGGAATTTTTTCGCCGTCCACATCATAGTAAATGATGTTTCCCTCTTTATCTTTTTGGTAGATTTTTACGTTTGATTTAAGGCAAGAGTATGTCATTTCCTGCTTATTGATTTTAAGCATTTGGCTTTACCTTTTTATAAATCTGGTTTACTCCGGTACTAGCCAATCCAGAAACAATTCCTACCGAAATGGCATTCAGAATATCGTTTGCCGGAAAGTCCGGGATGACATACAATCCTACCACTCCAAGGATTCCACCGAAAACACCGACAATAACCGGAATGTAATCATCTTTGATGCCAGGAATAAGTTTTGCACCAATTCCAATCAGATAGCAAATGACTATGATTGCTATGCAAGTTCCAACTTGTGTAAAATCCATTAGTCTTTACCTCCATTTTTTAGTCTTATTTCTTTTATCTCTTCGTACATTTTTGTTGCCATTCCATTTCCTCCAAGTGCATGATATGCGTTGTACATTTCTACGAAATTTTCATACGCATAACTTGGAATTTCTCCCAATTTCATGTACTTATCGTGGTATTCTATGAGTTGCACACGCAAAAGAAGCATTGTACCTTTGCTATTTGCATCCCTGTCTTTTTTCTGCTGCTTTAGGAGCCAAACAATATACCCTAACAAAATAGGCAACACAACTGTGTAAGTTTGTAACAAAAATTCTTTCATTCCATATCTCCTTGTTTTGACATACTGCCCTCCACCACTTTCTGTATGCCGCCTGCTACCAAATGGTAACGCACATTCTTCTATATGATTTTGGCGATAGGATGTACACCAACAAGCAATTCGTTTCGGTCTTTCCAGTTCCTGCTTACTCCATTCTCTGTATAAGATTCCATGAAACCTTCTCCTGCCTGCGAATGATCGTATACAACGAGATTTACAATAACTCCATCGAATTTTTTAAGATCGTTAGCAATTTGTTCTTCTTCGTAATCATCTGGGTAATTTCTTTCGCCAATAACATCCTCTCTTGCTTGTTTAATTAATTGGTTCAAAAGCGGATTCTCTTCTTTGTGGTCGAATACTACTTTGTCCTCGCCATTCTCATTCTCAATATGAAATTGTTCTAATCTGATTTTGACTTGTTCCAAAATACTGTATTCTTCCATAGAATCCACCTCTTACAAATCAAATTTTTCAATAAGCATCTTTTTCAATTCCGAACCGCTGATTTCATCTGCATTTTTAATTTCCTGCTCTTTTGCAAGCGACTGTAAATCAGATGTAGACATTCTGTTAATCATGGTTTTGGTGTATTTAGAAGAGCCGGAAAACTTATCGCTCTCCGGCTCATAATCTAATTCATTACCATATACCATGTCCTGTCTAACACTATCAGCCGTTACATTTTCACTCTGCCTTGCGGCATTGATCTTATGTCGTCTCAATAGCATAAACAATACACCGCCTTTTCTTACGCCTTGAACTTAGCCAAAACGACTTTAGAATCGTTGCTAAGAACGGCAGTATAATGTTCGTCTCCAGAAATAACCGTTGTTTTTGCAAGGATGTCTCTATCGGATTCGATTTCAACGCTTCTCTTCATGTAAATCGTAAGTGCACTCTCTTCCTCGGAAACACCATCTGAGCCCGGATCCTCGTTCGGGTCTTCGGCAGACACGATAACGATAGGACACGCATAGTATTCTGCGTCAACCGCATTTACTTTGTCTCCAATCTTTAAATCTTCTTTGAGGGTATGTGCAAGTGCAGTGGAAAGATGAATATGTGTACTGTCTTCCTCAACGGTATCGGCAGAGATCTCAATTGTTCCACTTGCGTTCTTTGTGTACTTAATAAGTTTTACCTTTTTGGATTTAACAACCTGCGCTCCAGCAATAGATCCAATTGTTCCGTTCATAATAACGTTCAACGGGTACTTGTCATTACTCTTGAAGTCTGCATCATTCAAAAGTGTTGCTTCCTGCGCCGGATTGATAAACATAATCTTTGTAAGCGACTGATCACTCTCATCGTCAAACTTACTGTTTGCCGCCACAACCGAAGAATAACTAATGCTTGCTGACATTCCGTTGTAAACAAGAGAAGCACCGCAAAGTGCATCATAACAATCGTTATCTACTTTAGCCGCGATAGATTTTGAAATCTGGTCGATGGTAGTACCCATAGGATCTCCATATCCAGACAAAACAGATTCGTCTGTCAATTCTACTGCTTTACCAGCCTTTTTAACCTTTGCTTCCGTTGTGGACGTTGTAAGTACGGTAGTTCCCATTGCAACGCCCTCGGCAACGTCTTCCGCATCTCCGATGTATGCGTATTTTGGTACAATAATTGTACTTCCCGGTCTACCAACAAGAGTTGTGTCAATTCTTGCGATAGGGGAAAATTTAATCTTTTTTGGAAGTTTTGCAGACACCATATCTGCCATAACTTCCGGATCTACTAAGTTTGCTAATTTTGTCTGTGGCATATCTTATTACCTCCAATTATTTTGTGAACTTTTCATAAAGTTCCGGATTTTTATTTTTGAACTCTACTCTATGGTAGTAATCCATTTTGTTAAATTGCTCCTGCGTAACAGAACTATCTCCACCACCAGAATTGATAGGCGGTCTTGATTTTAACCATTCCGCTTTTGCTTCTTTCATGCGTCTTTGAACTTCATTTTCAATGACATTTGAAATGACGTTGTGGTCGGCATCTGCAATTGCATCAATCAACGTATCAATCGCATTTTCATCGCTTATTGTTTTCTGATAAGCATTTACTGCTTTAATGTGATTGAGCTCTTTGCTCATGCTTTCAAATTTTTCTTTCTGCACTCTCTCCGCTTCTGCTTTTGCTTCTGCTTCCTGCTCTTCCGCGGTCTGTTTTGATCGCAACTGTTTCTTGTAAGTCGCCGCTTCTGAACTTGCCTTATTTGAAGCATTCTTATACTTTTCTTTTTCCGCTCTCTCGCTGGCTAACTGCGCCATAAGTTCTTCAACTGTAGGTGTATCAATATTTTTCTGATCTTCTACCGTTGGATTTTCTACTTCTGGATTTTCTGTTGTTTGATTCATTGTTTCTGCCATGTCTATTACCTCTTCTTTCTGCTTTTTATAGTTTTTCTCTAACTTCTGCGAGATTTATAACGCGCTTTCTCTAGCGCATATAAAAAAGCCACCAGAAATTTCTAGTGACTACGTTTTACTTATCTGTTCTACTTTTATCTATGACTGGACTGTTTTCTGTCTGGTCGGACAAATCTTGCATTATTCGGTCCTTGTTAGGTGCTTGTTCTCCATCGCCGCCTTCTGCTTGATTGCTCGTATCTTTATTTATGATACTGTTTTGGTATGCTTCAACCATTTTCTCACTTCTGGCAATAACATCGTTTGGATCATCAAAGAACGGTATCGCGTCTACCGTATCTTTAAGGCTGAATCCATGACTTAACAGCGTTGCCATCGCGTTTACCTTGGTTGACATTTCGTAAGTTTTCTGCCTCTTTATGTTTGGCTGGACATCTGTTGCTTTCAATTTCAGCAACGGATCATCCTGTGATACGTTTTCAGATTCGCGTATCGCAGAAAGAACTACTTTCACTTCATCCATTTTACTTCCGTCTGTAATCAACTGCTGTTTTGCCGCGGCTGTTTCTGCTTGGCTCCATCCAGTAGCATCACTCATTGCAACTCCTGTACTTCCACCGGAATTGTCATTTCTCTGCGGAACATTACACTTTTGAAGTATCAATTGTCGTCTTGCCTGCATATTATTAAGCATTCCAGAATAATCATAATCTACGGCAAGAGGATTGATATAAGGCTGTCTTCCGTCTTTTGATGTATATGTCAAAACCCATTCATTGGTGCTTGGCTTTTTATCAACCTCTGTTACACTTCCATCTTCGTTTTTTATTATTTCTTTTGGAAAATCAACATCATTTCCATGCCATATTGCCTGCGTGTTTTGCTCTACATCATTTGTGAAGTCTGAAATAAGCAGATTCAGATTGTCCATTTCCGAAATTTGCCTTTCAAAACATCCCATGCGATCATAAGATCGTATATACTCAATAATCGGTATTTTGTGTAATGGGTTTTCTTCTCCACTTCGGTTTAAAAAGCCCCACTTGTTTTTTTCTTTTGCCTCTCCATTTGTGATTTTCAATCCATCTGTTATCTCATATCTAAAATCCTTGCTAAAGCAAGTATAATACCTTGTATTTGAGTTTTTTTCTTTTCGGTATGTTCCGGCAAGAATAACTCTTTTGTCTTTATAGTAAAGCGATCGAACAACAAAAGTCGTTCTTGGGTCCAATACGTCATATGTAAAGTAACTTTCCCCATCTTGCCATTCCGTGTTTATGTCAATGTATACATATCCAACACCGCAGATTTCAACGTATCTTGCCAACTCCTGTTGCTTTTGTCGTGAATTTTGCGATTCATAGCATTTATTAAGAGAAGCAATAGCACTTGTTAAATTTTCATCTTCTCCGTTTCCATTCTGAACAAGAGATATTGGATTTCCCCACTTGAATCCAAGGTTGAACTCCGTAACCTCATTTGCAACATTATCAACGCACTGGCAATCAATATCCGTTCTTGTTTGCTTTACTCTTTGCAAAGGCTGTATTCCAGCATCATAGTCAAGAAGATATTGTATTCTTGCTGAATTTACGTCATGCTCTATAATGGCATTACGCAAAATTGATATTATATTGTCGCTTGTAATTTCTTCCGCGTCTGTATAAATTACAATTCTTCCTGTATTCACTGTCACACCACCTAAACAAATCTCATTCCGCTTGAAGTCGTTCGTTCAAGCATTTTCGTTACTGTTACTTTTGCCGTTACCGGGTCATATAAAATTCTCTTCTTGCACTTTTTACAATTAAAAGCCAAATTCATTTTTGTGATTCCGTTATGGCTTCCTACTTTTCTTCCGCACTGCGGACAATATACTGTAACCATATGCCTTTCCCCTTGCAATAAAAAAGACACCGCAATACGCGATGCCAAAAACTTTCTTTATTTCCTAGTATAATAATATCATAACTCATATGTGACATTCCATGACATCTTTTATTTTTTTACAAATATTCATCACCGAATTTTTCTTCAAATTGACGCAATGCTTTTCCATGAAGCCGAATCGTTTGTCTGTATGAATAATCCATTTCCACAGAAATCTTTTCAAACGATTTCTTTTCGATGTAATGAGAAAAAAGCACATTATAAACGTTTTCGTTTTCCATACTATCAATTTGACTAATGATTTTTTGTTTTTTTTCAGTAAAATCATCAATTATCTTATCAAGATTTTTTTCCATTTCATCAATTTTTGCATATGTGTTTCCAATACGATCAAAGTTTGGTGTGCTTTTTACTCGTTCTTCGGTTGACACAGAAGAAATGCTACGAGACAATTCCCTTAACTGTGCTATTTCTGCCAATTTGTTATTTATCATCCGATTCAATCGGTTTATTTGATTCAAATATTCTTTTGTTGTCATAACATCCCTCCTATATCGGACTTGCAATAATAACTGCTTTTCTTGTCTTGTTTCCACCAGTTACCCTTAACGCAAAGTTAGAAAACACATCTGGAACATCATCTAACTGCTTTTTTCCGGAAACAGAATACTGTTTTAACAAAGACATCATCACTCCATATGGTTCGTTAGGCTTATACAATGATGGATCCTTGAATATTACGTGCTGTAAAATCCAGTTAGAACACTGGAAAATTCTTGCTTCTTTGTTTGTCTCTGTCGGTGTGTCTGTAATATTGCATATCCATCCTTTGCTTTCGACACGTTTATTTACTTCCATACCAACGCGGTCTCCACCAGCATTTCTCTCAAACTCGCATTCCTGCACTTGATTATTCACCAGCACATTAGCGGAATTTTCATACTGCATCTCATAATCCGCCGTATTATCACACACACAATCGACGCAATAGTAATCTTCTCCATATTTCTGCAATACTGGAAGTACAAAATAGTCTGTTCCTTTCCCCTTTGTGTCGCATTGACTGGTAATTATCTCTGGTTCTCCGTGTGGCAGATTAAGATAACGTCGAATCTTATCTTCTGGAAACAGTAAGCCCTCTCGCTCTATTGGATCCTGCTTGTACAGACAACGATAAGAGATTTCGTCCATAAGTAACTGTATATCTTCAAAATCTTTTACAGTATATCCCCCAAACTCAAAGTCAAAATTGCTTTCTCCAGTTACTGGATCAATGTCTGGTACTGATATTACTTTTACTCTTTTGTTGCCCTCATAGGCCTGTATAATGCGTCCAATGACATCGCGGACACTCCACCTCGTAGCAATATGTATCTCTTTACATGGGTTTCCATCCTCGTCCGGAATCTTTCTCTGTCTTGCATCTACAGCATATTTTCCCCACAATTTATCAAGGTAAAGTGGATTTAATGCTTCTTCAATACCACCGATCATGTCATCTACAAGCAAAAATTTATTCGCACGCACTTTTCCGGCATTCTTACTTCCAACGGACGTACATTGAACAGACTGGAATGGCTTATACTTTCCTACATTAAACGTTTCCAACTTTGCATTTGTGCTTGTTACTTTGAGCCTTGGAAATATCTCGTTCCATGTGTACTCGTCTGCGTTCGTTACGATGTCATATACGCCATCATAGTACATTCTGGTAATGTCGCCACTATGTGAATAAAAAAGGTTATATCCGTTCGAATACCAGCCTATAACGGCAGAATGGAAAAACTTTTCGATCGTCGTGTTGTGCGTAATGATATAATCATCCGTAATATACAAGTGGCACGGATCATCAATCATAATGCACTGACATTCTTCTCTACCGATATACTCAACTGACTTTATAAATCGCTTTACATTTTTTCTTTGTGGATTGTATTTTTCTTTATGTCTTGATAGTGCAAATACAGATTCGTTTTCTTTGAAAAACTGTATCGTTAGCCTATGAGACGGTTTGCATTCAATGAATTTTCCGTCTTTTTTATATCCGGAATTCCTAACTGTTTCATGCACATATCCTCCTAGCGAATGCACCAAGTCTTTGACATTTTGCGCCAGTTCTTCAGAACACGTAGTATACTCAATACTTGTTTTTTCGCAACTTCCATCTGTATCTAGCAAACCTCGCAATAACCATAATCTTTGTTCATTTGAAGCATGCTGATAATCATTTGGTATAAACTTATCTTCGCTTTTTTTGCCAAACAATCCGTATTTTTTCAATGCAATAGAAACAAGGCTTCCATTTTTTGTATTGTTCCCCTCATGTCCAACAACTGCGTAATCATAGTTCGACACATGTTTGAGTCTATATCCGTTTGGAAGATAGCGGTTCATCCTGTCAACAATTTCCATATCTGATGTAGAAAATCGAACCGAACCACCAGACAATCCACCATCACCAAGTAATGCTCCCATTACATATGGGTGCAATAACAACTCTTTTTGTGGAAAATCAATCGGTTTTACATAGTCGATTGAATAATTAGACCGTTTTCCGCTTTCTACGGTCAATTTTTTCATCAAATCAGACAATGTAATTGTTCTTTGTCTATGAACTCCTGTTTTAGATTCATAGATACGATCTTCTCTGTTTTGGACGGTCCATAAATGTTCGTCAGAGCAACGGCATTTTGAACCATCATCAAGTGTCATTTCATATATATCTCGTTTTCCTTGCGGATAAACTCCAACGACATTGGCAACGTTCCCATTTCCAGCGACAACTTTTGAACCAACTTTTATATCTCCCATTTTCACAAATCCGTCCGGTGTAAGCACTTTTGAATACATTGGCTGCGCTTTTCCAGTCCCCGGTGGAAGAGATATGCACAAAATGTCGTATTTGTCATCTATCATCCCTTGCAAAGCATCTATAAGACCAATTTTTATAAATTGCTTTCTCCGCGGCATATAAAACCGCTCTTTCGGCAATCTTTTCTTCTCAATGTACCTAAAAAAACTATCAACAACCTTGTTTCTGGCTTCCAAAAGCAAAACCTCATACAATTTATCTAAGATTTCGTAGGAAACATCGTTTTCAAAGCAATATTTTTCCAGGTCCCATGAATTTCCCCCGGTGGAATCCTTGATAAATTGCTCTATAATCTCTTTTGCTCGACTAGTGAGTATCAATCCATACTTGATATCTTTTTCTCTCTCTATGGCTACTTGACAAGCCTGCACGTATGCTTCAATAGCATCTTCGTCAATGCCATTTTGCTTTATGTAATTTTCATATTCTTGGATTCTTTGCCGCAATTCGGCTGACATAAAGATGCACCTCCACAGAAAGCGGAAGTGTGTTTACTTCCGCCTATAATTTTTTTAGGTTAGCGGCTGAATCTATTTTCAGTCGGTTAATTTTTTATTTTCATTTTTCAATAATTTTTACAGTATCTTGTATACCATAGTAAATTATGTACCTTTTTCCGTCTTCACTTTCAAACTTGATGTAATTATCGGTATGATCGCTTTCTACATCAATTTTCCCTTGATAGTGAAAAACTTCTCTACCATCTTCCGTGGTAATCGTAATTTCTCGCTCAATACCATTTGAAAGGTTTGATCGGAAATCTTTCATGCCTCTGATTCCGCTTGCGGTTGATGTGTTGTACCAGTGTAAAAAAATCGCAAGCAAAACAGTAACAACAACTGTACTAAAAACAATTACCAAGCCAGCAATTCTAGTGTCTTTATCTACAAAAAACGCAAGACTTATACCAAGCCCAATCAAAAGTAAAAACACTAAAACTACCCATTGTGCTATTGTAAACATAACTATAACCTCCTTGTTAATTTGATGCTTCATTGCAACAAACCGGATGTAATTTATCAAAGAGTGCATCGTAGTCGTCAATTACATAACTTGCCGGAACCACATAATTCTTGATTCCATATTCTGAAACTGTTTCTCTTTCAATCCGGCATCCGCTCCACTGGTAACTCTCACAAATTCCAATAAACACATCTGCTTCTGACAACTTTTTCAGGCTTTCACCAAGATACCAAATTGCCTGATTATTGTTCCCCGGTTGGTTATCCTCTATGTAACTGTCAATCAATTCTAGGTCTTCGCCCTCGCAGATTTCAGCAATCTTTTTCATCTTCTGTATACTTGCTTTGATTTCCTCTTCTGTTCTGCCTTTCATAGGCACGCTCACAAATAATTTTTTCATGGTATGATTCCTTTCCGCTGATAATCAGCAAATTATTTTAATTTCCCTGCATGGCAATGCCACCAAGAATATTTTAATCTTGAACAAGGATAATCTATCCCACATTTATCTTTTAGATATTTCATCATTTTGGGATAATAAACCCAAGATTTTATAAAATCAATCATTCTTCTCATAATCATTTCTCATAAACCTCTCAAAATCTTTCCTGCACTTAGGGCATAAATCATATGTTTTTTCTAAAAATTTATATCTACGGACATTCTTGATTTCAAGACACATATCATTATCTTCAAAAGTAGGAACTATATCTCCGCAACATCCAACTTGCTTAAATCTAACTTGTTTCCAACTTTTAGGTATTATCTCTTTTCCGCACCTATCGCAAGTGTGCCATTCTTTTTGATGTTTCATTCTTACACCGTCCTTAATATCCGCCATTAAATTCCGAAAGCCATTCTTTTAGCCCCACATGCGCCTTAGCAAAGCAAAGTTCCATGTCACAATCATTTTCATCGACAATTACTACATCTTCGCCATTACGTCTAGCTTTAGGGTAATCATCGGCGCAGCCTTTTTTATAAATCAAAATATTCCAATCACATATTTTACTATAAGTAATTTCGAGATGCATCGGAAAGTCTTTTGCTTTATCATCAAAAAATTTTAAAAATTCATTCATTTCTATACCAACTTTCTAAGCGCCGTTCATAAAGATATTTCCAAAATGGAAATCATTTAGTGCTTTTTCTAATTCGTCTTTGTACCTAAATGGACTCAAAGGACTTTTTATTTCTTCCCTCAAAACTGGCATTGCCGCATCCATCAAAATACCTTGTGTAGCACTTGCAAGATTTTGTTGTGGCAAATCCGCTAAAGCACATAACTCCATTCTTTTATTGTCACATTTTTCAGATTTAGGGCAACTTTTACATTTTTCTGCTAATTTACTTAAAGATTCTGCCATTACCACACCAACTTTCTACCGCAGATAGGACAATAATTTATTTTTTCGCTCGCAGGAGAAAAACTATCTCCTGTATCAATAAAAAAATAAAAAGAACCATTATCCGCAAATATACAGTTATCGTTTGGAAATTCATCTTTTTTGTTTAATATATTTTCGCACAATTTACACATAGTCACATTGCCCCTTAAAACAAATTATCCGGAAACTCTTCTCCATTTATAAGTTTCCAAAAATATTTACTGATTGTTGGCGGGCTAACTCCGACGTACTTTGCCGCTTTTGTTAGGCTCATCTTACATTCCGCCCATTGATTGTACGCATAATAAAATTTTTCCTTGTCAATCTTATGTACGCCTTTTGCCATTTTTCTTCACTCCTTTAATTTGGAAAATCTGCATGGCGAATCTGCCGATTTCTTACCTTGCCGGATTCCAGCAACGACCATGCAAATATAATGAATGGGGTTCTGTTGCCCTGATAGTATGAGGCAACAACGCAAGCGATGGGATTCGAACCCATAATTCAAAATTGCCCCTCATGGCATATACACTTGCATAATGACCGCATCCATGGCTTTTCACTACAGCAGATAAAGCCCAGCTACAGTAGTGTGTCGTTTAGATACGGTCATAGGTGCCATTTGGCACCGTTTGATTTTATCGTCTTTTCTGACGCTCAAAATTTCAAAATGCTTGCTAAAAGCAATGTCATTCATACTGCCGGCCAACGGCAATGTTTTTGGATGAGTGCGGACTTGAACCGCACGGCTGACCTTTTGCGCGCAACGATCACATAAATTCATTCTCGCCTAATATATCAGGATCCTTGACATCTCGGTAAAGAATAAAAATACGCTGCCTGCCCCTTGCATCATCCAACACAAGCCAAGTCATGAACGATGAAAAGATTGTTTAATCTGAATAATTCCTTGGCTTGCCCTTATTTGATTTTTTTAGTAGACTGACACCTTGTCACCACTACCAAAGTATATCGCCGTGTCGTTTACTCGGCTTAGGCGATAATCGGATTGCAAGGATTCGAACCTTTTACCCCACGAGATCAGACACATCTCTCCCCAAATGTATCCAGCCAAGTATGCGGCAATCCGTTTTGTGTGCGTGATGAAAATGACAAAAGGCACGCACACACATCATAGAAAGGAGTGTTCCCCAATGTAATGAGAAACTCTAAAAACCACCGGCTATAACGGCTCTGCTCTGGAAAGCAAAACTTGATTTTCACATCATCAATAGGGAGGGCCTATTAAACCTGCCTAAATTCTGCCATGACATCTGACCGCCACAGCAGAAATCAAATATGAGGTATTATGAAAAAGGTATTTCAACCCAATACCGACTGTCACGGCACCGCTGATCTCGGTGTTTGATTTCCACAGTTTGGAACTCGGTTAAGCCCCGTAAACCGTACAGACATTTGACCGACCTGCACGGTGTAAAGAAAAAGGACAAGTTATATCAAAAAATTCTAACTACCTAGTATTATGTTCAAGTGTCCAGCACCTATAAGTGCATTCACTCGATTAAATTCTTCCTGCGCGGATTCTTCTGATTCATACGCGCCTAACAAATAATTTTTACCGTTTTCTAACTCGGCATTTATTGTCATTCCATCTCGTCTCAACACGGCTCTGTCTAACGGGATAGATATATCTTGGCTTTGTGAAACTATTCTCATTCGGCTCAACCTCCGTTTTTTGTTTTTGGGGATATTTGGGGGACTTAATAGGGCGAACGTACGTTCGTATATAGACCCCCTCCCCATCTTCCAGTCCATTCGGTGCGGATCTGCTCAAATCTCTGCCGGATCCGCTCATCTGTTCGGGTTTTGCTTGCTTTCTTTCGCTCTCTTGGACAAACCATAGTTTGTCAAATAGAGTAAGTCAATATGTAGTGGTCATTTCTTCCTCTGCCACTATATCTTGTTTTTCTGCCGATTCCAACACTTGAACCGGTGCAGATTCTCCAAGTTTTGGTAAATCAGCTGCACCCAATGAAGCGCGCTGGGCATTCTCTCGTGATACTCCTGGCAGATTCCAGCGGAATTGGTGGTTAAGAATTGCCAAAATTCCCATGGCTTTATTTCCAGCCGTTGACAGTTTAGCGCTCAATGATTCCTCGCGCAAAGCATCTATTTTTTGCGTTAGGCGATAAGGGGCATCGCTTAATCTCCCCGGCTTATTCGTCGCCCAAGCGTTAATCACATCACTTGAAATCCCTGTAAGGAATGCAAATCCTGCCCTTGATATCTCTTTATCATTCATAACACACAAATAGGCGTAAGATTCCAGCACCTTCTCGAGCTTTGCTATATCGTATCTGTTGCAGTTGGATTTCTGAACTGCTCCAGGAATTTCAATATTTCGTTTATCTCTTAAAATATCCCTGTCTTTAAACAAACATCTGTTTGTATACATCAAAGCACCATTCCATATATTCTGTGGTTCTTTGCTCATGTCTTTTATTGGCGGTTTTTTCAGCCTACAATATTCATCTATGCAGGCGGCTATCTGGCTGTCGTAAACTTCCGGCATCTGCTCCGCCTCGATCTGTTCTAATTCGATTTTTTCGGTATTTCCATTTTCTGCCATATTAGCCACCTCCTGAATGATTCCAGCACAGCCCACTTTATTCTGCCCGGATCTGTCTGATCTGATCTATCTTATCCGACCTCGTCCGCTTTGGTCTGACCTGGTCGGCTTGTGTTGCCTATACTTTTAATAGACCCCTTTTTTGCTCATTTGTCAATGAAAAATTTTATTTTTTTAAAAAAATTTATTTGTGGCGGTCTGCCGCGGTCGGGTCTGCCCGACAGATATTATATAATAACCGAGCTTTTCAAGGTTATTATATAATATATATTCTTCACTTCTTTTTATATCTTTCTTTTGCTCTTTATTCTTTTCTTTGCTTCTTTCTTTTCTTTTTCTCATTTTCTTTCGTTCTGTTTGTAATCTGATTGCATTTCTGTTTGTGATTTGATTGCATTTCTGCTCGTTAAATTGCAGTTTTCTTTTGTCTGAAAACTGCGAAAATTCGGCACTTTGTCGGTGCTTTTCTGTTTGTAATTCTGTTCGTTAAATGATTGTAATTCTGTTCGTTAAGTTGCTGAATTTGCCACATTTAATTTTTCCAATTTTAGGCAATAAAAAAAGACCGCCGAAACGGTCCTTTTTATCTGTTTTGGAAATCCAAAAATTATTATAATTCTGTTCCGTCCTCATCCAGATATTTCTGGTATAAATCTTCCCACGCGTCCGCATCAAGATTTTCTTCCAAAAATATGGATGCTTCAAATGGCTCGTTTTCTTTGTTGTCAAGAACCTCATCAATTCCAATACAGTATTGGAATCCTCCGACTTCTACCCATGCGGTGTTACTGTCGTTTTGTACTCCATTTTCTGCGAGTGCTTCTTTTTGAAAATCTTCAAAAGACATTTTATACATTTCCTCAAAATCACTTTCGAGTTCTTCGAAGGTCATGCCGTCACGCTCTCCAAAGGCTCCGGTATAAGCGTATAACTTGGCTCCGTCCTCTTCGTACTCGAATACGTCCAGCGGATCCGCGCCGTTGTAAAATTCTGCTGCCTTATCGCTAAGGCTTCTAATTGCCATTTCTCCAGCCAATTTTTGAGAATTATTAAACTTTTTCATAATAACCACCATTCACACCGTTTTAACTGGCGTGCCTTTCTTATTTGATATATTCAGTATACACTAATTTTAGTGAATTGTCAATACCTAAATTTAAAAAAATCAAACTTTTTTATTTGGTATTTTGGAAATGATCTCGGCTCTGTCTTGATCTGTTTCGACGAATTTTAAAACGTCGCGCGGTTGCATTTCCAGAACGCAACAAAGCCGATTCAAATTATCAAGAGTGATAGAAGTATCGCCCTTTTTAAATTTAGCCATTGTCGATTGTCCAAATATTCCGGACGTGCGCGCCACGTTGGAATTGATCCCAATATTTGAGAGCTCCTTAATTACATCAATTTTATATTCTAGCATTTTGCGCCTCCTTTTATTTTTTTCTTATTATAAAACAACGTAAAAAAAAAGTCAATATTTTTTCACTAAAAATAGTGTTTTTCTCTTGACAATTCACTAAAATTAGTGTACAATGGTTATAGATCAAAGGAAAGGAGATCTTGAAAATGAAAACATATAAAATTTATATTGGCGGCTTCCAGATTGGAACCGAGGAATTGACCGCCGAAGAAGTCAAAAAAATGAATAACTCCGGGATCGTCGTTGTTCCGGTTGAAAAATAGGAGGTAATTATTATGAATAAAATTTTTTTTGAAGGAAAGCAAATAGAAGGCGTACAGGAATTGCGCGAGGATGTCGAAAATTTCGTAATTTTGGCAGCCGGAAACTTTCCAGGATGTAGCCAAAGAAAAATAATTTTCCCAAAAAACGAAGTTGAAATTGAAGAAAGGGAACAAGCAATTTTTATTGACTGGAAATAATTTCGAAACGCTCTCCGGAGCGTCCGCCGCGGGATAGCCTCCCGGCGCTGATGAGATAGGCTAGAAAGGTCAATAATATGATAAAAATTGAAAATAATAAAATCTATAGCACTTCTACACTCTGCGAAAAAACGGACGTTTTTGAAATCGTTGAGAAAATCCCGGCTGGCTTTTTCGTCTGGAATATTGGCGAAAACATGGGAACACATGAATATATTCCATTTTGTCAAGATTTGTACCCAGGGAGCAAAGAAAATTTTGACATAAATCCCGCAACGCTTAAAGCTATAAAAGTTTCTCCGGAAGAATGGGGGTAGACTTACCGAGGCGGCACATTGTGGCGTTGGAAATCTCAAGCAGGCAGAAAAAGCATTGAAAAGTAAACGCCGCGGATACTGGAGCGACAGAAAAAGAGCCGCTGCGGAACTCACAATTGATATTTTCCGTAGAATTTGCAAATAGTCGAAACCGCCCAGCGCGGGCGGTCTGGTGTAGGCTGGCAACCTTGCCACTGACGAGACAAGCCAAATAAATAGAATGGAGGAATAAAAGAATGAGAAAAGAAAAATTTGAGTTATTTCCTGGATGCCTTGGAAATGGTATAACTGTATGTAACAAGGCGGTAGAAGAAAAAGGAGATTATAAGAAAATTGCACATATTGCGGAATGCGGGAAAATCACATGGTATGTGAACCTTGCTTCATGCGTTCCCGGTGATGCCCTTTTGAAAATTGAGCACATCGCAGATGTGAAGCGCGTAAAGTGGAAAAACCGACCTTTTGGCTTGTAAAAGTCTGCCAAATATGTTATAATGAGGGCATATAGAACCATGCCCCGAACGGCTCCAGTCGAGCGGCTCAACCTTTGCCGGTTGGGTTTCTTCTGGTAGCAGTTTAAAAAACCGAACAAGAAAAAGCAATTTTCGAAATTGTGAACTTTTTTCGGTTTGAAATCAGGAAAGAAAACTACCCCAGGGGGGTTAAAATTACGTTGCAAAATTTGCGACGAGTAAAGAAAGGATGATAGTTATGAAATATAATATTATTGACAAAAGAGCAAGGTGCGTATATGGCGAGTTAGAAGAATACACTTTTGATGAATTGAAAGCCTATTTTGAGCCGGACAAAGAAGAACTTCCGGAATATTGGGAAGAGTGGAATAAGATAGAAAGTTTATTTGACTTGGAAGAATATCTTGATTTCGAAGCGGGAGGGATGGAAAACCCTTATATAATTGAAGAAGTAGAAGAATAAAATAATATTGTAGGATTATAAGGCACGTTTGGCATCGCTGATCGTGCCTATAAGTGCCGAAAGTAGGTATAAAATGATAAATGACGACTTAAAAGAGTTTATAGGCGAGGTTTGTGCTGTTCTGGAAATTCCAGTCCCGGACATTTCGGACGATTTTCGCGTATTCGAAAACAACACAAGGATGGCAGTGTTGGAGATTAAAAAGAACGTGCCAACATTGTATTTATGCGACCGGATGGAGACAGAGCAAGACTATTATTTTGCCGTAGCGCATGAACTTCGCCACCTTTGGCAGTATATAACCAATGAAAAATACTGGCTTGGCGGCTATAAAACCGCCGAAGAAATCGGAATAACCGCATACAATCGGCAAAGGCTGGAGATAGACGCAAACGCATTTGCTGCGCTTGTTATGGTGCTATCTTTTGGGATGGTCCCGACGTTCCAGTCGCTGGACTTGGAGACACGGCACATGATAGAAGTTCGCGCGCGCCAGATCATGCCGGAATTGGACGATTGAATTTCACTTTTTAGATTTTCTGAAAAACTGACTAAAAAATCGAGATATCGGAATTGTGAATTTTTCTCGTTCTGAAATTTCAGATTGTTTATACCCTAGGGGGGTTATTTTTTCTTTGAAAAATTTTTTTGCGCGTACGAAATTCGTATTCGAAAAATTGGAAAAGGCAGAATCCATTTTAGGATCCTGCCTTAAATTTTACTGGTTTTCCATTTCTTCCCTTGATTCTCTTGCTCTCCTTGCGTCTCTTATCGACTTCTCCGTTGTCTTTTCCATGATGCCAAGATGAATTTCTGCGAGTTCAGCAAGTTCTGGGAAGTAACTAACGACATCCATTGCATACTTTGGTGGATAGCCGTTTTCTCTTGTATATATTTCTTTAGCGGCATCCAAGTCAAATTCTTCTCCGAGCCGTTTCAGTATGTGATGGTAAACATCTTTTGTTTGCCTTTGGCTACGTTGTGCCAAGTAATTCATCCTGCGTCGGTTTCTTTCGTACCAACTAGCATTCCTCGGCACTTTTGTACTGCTTGTATGAAAAACTGGCTTTGCGTAACTGTGTATGTCCGGAATCTGCGCCAATGGGTTCTTATCTTCTTTTCCGTGGAAATAAGAATTTACCAACTGCCTTTGTACTTTCCAAGCCAAATCATCTGTGAATACTTTTACAAGCATTAAATACCCGCTTTCAGTAAACAAGTATGTACTCATGTTTGGATTTCCAATGATTTTTTCGTTAGGGGAATATCGTTCCCCTAACTCTTTTCTTGTTATCTCATAGTAGTCAGTGCCAAGTTCAAAATACTTTTTATGTTTTTGGAAAGCCTTCTTTGCGGTATCGCTTTTCTTTTGGTGTACCCTATCAATATCCTTGAACGTAACTACACGTTGCCCGTTATATTCTTTTATCTGCATTTCTGTAGATTCTATAGTAACCATTCCATTCATAATGCTACACCGCCTTTCTCAATAATAGAATAAACATCTCTTTCATCTTTCAATGCTTTGTCCTGCGTTGTAGCCAAAGTAATAGCAATGGCACGCAAAATGCTTTCATTCTCTGTTTCAGATGACAATTGAGATATAATCCCTCTCAACTGATTCTTTCTGCCGTTTCTAAGTGTTTCCAGTTCCATTCTGTCTTTCTTTGTCATACACTATCATTCCTTTCTAAAAACTTCTTGACATTCCGAAAGAAACTGATAGAATAGAATTATCAATTCCTTTCGGATTGGTGTTAAGAGTAATCGTGTCTACTTTCCACGTATGGCGATTGCTCTTTTTATTTGTTTCTCTCTTCATACTGAATTTCTATTCCTCGTCGAATTACCTTTGATCTATCGGAATTTTGTTCAGTAACCAGACAATCTAATTTGTCAAGACTTTCTTTATCCAACCTTATCTGTATGCGTGTGTCTTTTGGATTGTCTTTAATTTTTTGCCCTTTCAAAGGTGCCATTTTATCAACTCCTTTCAAATTGTACTGACATTTTGTACATTTTCAATATATCATTTTGTCAGTACAAAGTCAAGCACTTTTTGAAAAAAAATTAAAAAAGGCAGCCAGATAAGGCTGCCAAAGCAAATTGGTTAAATTGTTTATAAAACTTATTTATTTCTTTTATATTCAGAATATTCAGTTACTATGTCTTTCCATCCATCTGGAAGTTTATTTGAAATATTCTTTATTTCTAAGAAATACGCATTTTCATTGTCGGAAAATTCGGAATAATTACCGGCTGGCGATAGCAAAAATGTATAGTATGTGTTTATACTTTCGGATAGTTCGCGCACCCAAGAATCATATTCACCATATTTTTCAACATATTCACTTTGTAAAGAAAAAGTTTTTATTTTTTCGTAATAATCCAAAAATTCATTTGCTTTTTTAACAAACTTTTTCTTTGAAAATTCCGTTTTTACGCATTTATCTACTGCGGTATTAAAATCTACAAATTTTCCATTTTTCATTGTATATTTGTTTGTTGACTTGTCTTTTGTTTCCCATATCGCATTATTCCACGTTTTACTTATAATGTAACCTTTTTGTGCAAGCAAATTTATAAAATCTTGAGAACCAAGCAAAAAGTCCATCGTTGTTATGAGGTATTTTTTATGATTTTCCAATTTTTCTTGTTTTTGTTTTTCTTCTAAATCTTTTTTTACTTGTTCTTGTTTAATTTTTTCTTGTTCCTGTTTAATTTTGTTTTGATGTAAAAATAAACCGCCAAAGACAAAAGACAACAAAAAAACAAAAAATATAGTAAAAAACACTATTTTCTTTTTCTTTTTGCTTTTATTTGTCTTTTCAATAAGATCTCTTTTTTCATTTTCAGATATTACACAACCACATTTAGGACATTCTCTTGCCGTACTACTTATTTTGTTTTTGCATTCTGGACATTTAATCATTGCCATAATGAAATCCTCCCATATAAAATTTTTACACAATTTTACCATATTTTCATAATTTTGTCCACCAGAAATCAATTATATTCAACCATAATGGTAATTTCATAGCCAAAAATTTTTTCTTTATCAAAAATTGGTATGCGTTTTAAGCCATAGTCCAAAAGGTCGTTTATGGCTATAAATGTTTTGTTTCCGCTGAAGACACAATATTTGTCTCGAAACTTGGAAACCACTAGTTTTTCCTCGATTTTTTTTCCGTTTAGCATTTTGTCAAGTATGTTTAACGTTTCTTTATGGTTTACGTTTTCCTCTCCAATATCAAAGATATACCTGATTTCTTGGTATTCTTTGATTGTAATTTTGTTTCTGCCCTTTTTCAATTCCATAGAATCATCCCTTTTCTAAATATTTTGTAAAATTTTATCACTTTTTAGAAATTATTGCAAGCGCAGAAACAAGATACTTATTTGAATTTTTGAGAATTTTTCGTAATTTTTCCTCTGTAATCTCTGGATTCGTCCTTTTTATGTATTCCAAAATAAAATTTAGTTCTTTCAAAGTCATTCCCCTTTCGTCATGCTAACCATGATATCATCAAGCAGATAAATCAAATCTGTGCCATAAATACTGATCCAGTCAGCCAAATACTCTTCCTGCTCCATTGGCATATGTACACCAAATGAAAAGCAGAATGCGTGGCATAGTTCGTGAGCGATTATTTTACGCAAATAAGAGCCTTTAGGATTTTTTGATACAAATATACTCTTTTCATTCCAATCGGTCACTGCGAGCGAATATAATCCGTCAGAGCGAATCAATCTTTCATCGTTTGGATTTACAAAAATCAAATTCCATAAAATCCCGTTTATAATAAACATAATATCCCTCCTAAAAAGGCTGGAGACATTTCTATCCCCAGCCGATAGTTTACTGAATCTTATTTACAAGAGCCGTAAGTTTTGTCTTTGTGAGTGCTTTTTCCTCTTGTGACATATTATTTACCATCCCGGAAACATCTCTTGCAAGTTCTGTCATGTATGTTTCCAGAGATTTCATGTTATGCTCTTTGTCTTCCGGAGTATTTGACTTATGCAATTCTTTTGTTTCTGTGTAATTGCGTTTTGTTCGGTCGTAATTGCTTTCGTTCATGTGCATATTACCAGACGGTTCCGTGTAGTACATTCTGCCATGCTTATCTCTGTCCATGTCACGCATTTTTTCCATTTCATGGTACTTTTCCGGTGTCATGTGGTAATATGGCGGTTCGTCATATCCTCTTTGATATGTGCCGGAACCTTTCGGGGCAAATTTGCCGTTTGCATAGCGATAATGGTCGTAGTGTCTTCTGCCGACGTCTCCGTAACGTTCGAACATTTCCAAAACTTCTTCTGGATTTGATTCATCCATTGCTTTTGTCAACGTTCTGTAGTACATGGCTTCTGATAAGTCTTTCATCATGTCTATGACTTTTCCCATTTCCTCTGTGTCAGCCATTTCAACACCATGTTCCAACTGCTCATCAGCACATTTTGAAATTTTTTCAATCATGCAGTGCATTCTTTTGATATCCATATTGTCCACCTCCTATGCAACTCTAACAACTGTAAGATTGCTATTCTGAACTTCAATTGTCTGTCCGGAAGTGTTCTGTACCGCTACAGTGCTGCAACAACCTTTTGGTACGTCGATATAAACCTGCGCCGAAACATTCCAGAAATTTTCAACCGCCGCAGGAGTAACAATCATCTTCGTAGCCTGCAAAGGCTCCCCATCAACTGCCAAAGCAATGGAAATTGCTTCAACTGTTCCACCGGTAGGAATCTGAATGTTTCCAGAAAAATTAGCAAGGAATCTTGCTCTGCACTGGTTTGTAATTCCACGGAGTTTGACAATGCCAGATCCGTTTCTGTGTACGATACAGTTTGAACCATTTGTCGCCGTCTCTGTAAATGCTACGTCTTCGCCTTGTGCGACACTCTGTAATGCTATTGCTGTGTATTCTGCCATAATATTATACCTCCAAATCATAAAAAATAAGGGCAAACCACTTGGTCTGCCCTAGTAACTTCGATAAAACTGCTATTGCAGACATAGTCCTCTTAGACTAATCTTGGACTAATCTTGGACTAAGATAGACTTATTTTGTTGTGATTAGCAGCCACATCCAGAATTGCATCCGCAATTTGCATAACCATAAATGTTAGATGCCGGATAAGCAGGTACCGGAGTTGGGCGTACTGCGTTGATGATCTGCTGCGTTTGAGAAGCAATCTCTGTAGTAAGCAATGCGGACTGTCTATCCTGTGATGCTGCTCTGCGGAGATCGTTGTTTTCTGCCTGCAATGAAGAAATCTTTTCGTTGCAGAGATAATCTAAGATAGCACGAGTGCCAGCATTCTGACTGTCAATGATATCTCTCGTATTGGTGTTCATGGTGTTTTGCAAAGCACAAGTGTTTTGTGCCATGTTATAATTTACACCCTGAATTGCTTCGCGTGTCTCACAGCAACAATTAGCCAACTGTGACTGCAATGCGTTTGTGTTCTGCATATTTGCTACAGTGTCTGCGTTGATTGCCTGCTGGATTCCAAATCCAGTCTGCATGACGTTTGTGTTGATTCCATTGAACCCTGTAAGCATGGAATTGTTTACAGCATAGATACCATCGCAAATACCGTTAGTGATTCCATCCAGTTTTCCAAGGATAGACTGTGTGTCAAATCCTCTCTGGATTGCGGAATCTGTGTAAGCCGCCGCAGTAGCACCGGTAGATCCGCCGTTGCCGCCAAAACCATTCCATCCACCGAAAGCAAAGAAGAGAACAAACACAATTATCCACCATGCTCCATTATCTCCAAAGCCATCATTTCTGTCATTCCCAGTTACAGCGGCAATATCTGCCAAACTAGGAGAAGTTGAATTAAACATATTTTTTACCTCCATAATTTATTATTTATAGATAATCTTGCAAGAATTACTATCTTTATTTAAAAAAATGTGCTATAATATATTTGTACGGATAGGGTAGCTCCCGATAAGCTGTTTGTCCTAACAGTTTCCGTACAAGATAATTTGGACATTTTACACTGAAAGGACAGGTGTTATTTTTATGAAAGCGTCTTACAAAAAACACAACATTTCCGATTATATTGGGAAAAAGTATGGTCTACTTACAGTAATCGGAGAATCACCAAAAACTCATTGTTTATCAAACAAATTTGATTTTCTTTGTGACTGCGGAAATGTAATATCCGAAACTCCCGGAAGAGTATTATATGGTCACAAAAAATCATGTGGCAAATGCCGAAACAGAAACGCAAGTTATAAACTTGAACAAAAAATCAAAAACTCTATAGGTCAAACTTTTGGCAAACTAACAATAATTGATATATCCAACAAGACAAATGACGGAAAAACATATATTAAATGCAAATGCGAATGCGGTAATATAGTTGATGTTCTTCCAAATCAATTATTTATCGGTTCTATTAAAAGTTGTGGTTGTTTAAAATCAAAAAACAAACTACTTGCCAATAATAATTCTACATCTTCAGGAAATTACCGAGATGGTAGAACAAAAAACCCTTTATATGGCACATGGTGTATGATGATTAAACGTTGCGAAAACAAAAGCAGTTCTCATTATGATCGCTATGGTGGGCGCGGTATAAAAGTTTGCCCTGAATGGCACAACTTTTGGAATTTTGTTTCTTGGTCTGATTCTGTCGGTGGAAGACCAGACGGATTTACTCTTGATAGAATTGACAACAACGGAAATTACGAACCGTCTAATTGCAGATGGGCAAATATATCAACTCAAGCATCAAATAAATCAACAAACAGAATCATTGAATTTAACGGGCAAACAAAAACATTGCGTCAATGGGCGAATGATATTGGAATAAATGAGCAAACTCTTCGCAATCGTATAAATCGTGGTTTCCCACTTGAAAGAGCATTGAGCAATAAGTGCTACACGGGTTCAAACCAATATAAAGCCAAATAATTATCTAAATGGGAATTGATTTTTAAATTTGGAAAACTCCTTATCAAAGTCAATTCCTTTTTCTTTTGCGGCGTTTCTACCAATGTTTTCAATGCCGCTTATATCTCCTTTTTCTGCTAATCCAATCATGTTTTGTAACATTTGATTAGATTGCATTTGTGGATTACTTCTTATAATGTTCATAACAATCTGTTTTGGATTCATTATTCATCCTCCTTTTTAGCAGAAGAACTTCTTGTTTTTGTGGCCGGCTTAGCCAGATTTTTTTCCAAATTATCAATCTTGCTTACAATCTCATTCAATGTCTTTTCTAAACCGTCTGTAACGTTCAAAATTGCCCCTATTTGGCTTTCCGTGCTTTCAGTCGATAAATTGCCAACCTCTTCGTTTTGAATCGGTTTAAATGTCATTGTACGAATCACACCATCGGCAGTCCAACTTTTAGCATAAATCTCGGATAAATCTTGTTTTGGGAAAAATGCTACTGATCCATTCAAAGGAACATCATTTGCAGTTATCATTTCCGCATTTTGTACAATTTTCCCCATTATTTGTGGTTCCTGCTGGATTCTCTGCGGAATGTTCTGTGTCATCTGCGGATAATTGGTAAAAACCGGGTTATAATTCATCGGCTGTTGCTGTTGCTGATACGGATTGTAGTTCATCTGCATTTTGTTTTTCCTCCTCCAAAATTTCCTCGATTGCTTTCACAACCGATGCCTGCGTTGCCATGTCAAGTCTTTGCAGTTCTTCGCGTGCAAAAATTTTCTCTAAGGTTTTGTCGGATAACATAAGCATCCCTCCTTGTAATTATATTTTTGCATAAAAAAAGACGGTAAAACCGTCAACAAACTTTCCAAAAACTGTCATAAAATATTCAATTTGAAAAATGCGATGCTCTTTTATTATAAAAATTTGGTGTAAATTTGGTGTACAATAAAATTTTAACGTCATTCAAACAACGATATTTCGGCAGTTAAGAATGAACGCACCATCTCGCCGCCGTCTAAACTTAAAAATGCAAAGTTCACGAAAATACGTT